ATTGATGAAGCACATCAGATGCGTGGTGCTGGCAGTGGCAGCAATAGTGCGGTTGACTTTTCTAACATGTTGAAGCCAGCACTTGCTCGTGGTGATTTCAAAGTTATTGCATCTACAACTTGGGAAGAGTATACGCAACAGTTTGAAAAAGATCGTGCGCTTATGCGCCGTTTCAATCGTGTTGCTGTAGATGAGCCAAGCATTGCGGATTGTAAAACTATTCTCCTTGGCATCAAAGAAAACTATGAAACGTTTCATAATGTCAAGATTACCGATGCTGCTATTACAGAGGCAGTAGAATTAAGTGCTCGTTATCAGGCAGATAAGAAACTACCAGATAAGGCAATTGATCTTATCGATAGTGCCGCTGCACTGCGCCGCACACAATCACGTGGATCACGCACGATTGATGTTTCGCATATTCGTCGTGAACTTTCACGTATCACCAAGATTCCAGAAAGTCAGTTAGGCGAAGAAAATACAAAGAAGATTATGCCTAATATTGGTGCTGAAATTAAAGCAGTTGTGTATAATCAGGATACAGCAGTTGATAAGGTATTGGACCGTGTATGGGTATCGCAAGCTGGTCTAAAGGCTGATAACAAGCCTGTTGGTTCATTCCTGTTCCTTGGACCTACTGGCACAGGTAAAACAGAACTTGCAAAGCAATTAGCAGATCGTTTAAGCATGAAGTTGCTGCGCTTTGATATGAGTGAGTATCAAGAGCGTCATTCTATCTCACGCCTTATTGGTGCGCCACCTGGCTATGTTGGATATGAAGATGCTAACCTTGCTGGTGGTTTGCTGATTAGTGAGATTGCCAAAAACCCACACTGCATCATTCTCTTTGACGAGATTGAAAAGGCACATCCTGATGTTTCTCAGGTGTTGCTGCAAGTTATGGATGAAGGATTTATCACTGGCACCAATGGAAAGCGAGCAGATTGTCGTCAGTCTATCCTTATTATGACAAGTAATTTGGGTGCTGCCGACAGCGAACGTAATGTTATTGGATTTGGTGGCGGAACAAATGTAGACGCAGTTGATGCTGCTGTTAAAGAGTTCTTCCATCCAGAGTTCCGCAATCGTGTTGATGCGATTGTTACATTCAACAAACTTGATGGGGCTACAATTCGCAAGGTTGCAGAGAAGTTCATTCGTGAACTTAATGAACAACTTGTGTCAAAGAATACATCAGTATCTCTCACTGATTCTGCTTGGAATTGGTTGTGTAAAACAGGATATACCCCAAGTCTTGGTGCACGACCAATGCAGCGAACCATTCACGAACACATTAAAGTTCCGCTAGCAAAGAAAATACTGTTTGACAAGACAGGAAACTATGCTAATATTAAGGTAGACTTGGTTGATGATAAGTTAGAATTGGTAGCGCAAGATGACCGAGATAGCAGAATTAACGCTGATTGAATACCGTGATCGGTTCAGGGACCATTTGTTTAAGTGGTATATTGGCACTGAAAACAAACTGTGGTATGGAAAGTATCATTTTCGTGTAGAACTAGCAATCCCAAGAGACTGGGATATTCGTGAAAATATGCGAAATGTCTTAAAAAAGTTTGATCCAGACTGTCGTCTTCGTAAAGAAACTTACTTGCGTTTCTTTACCAATAGCACGGCGGCACTTGATGCTATTCTTGATGACCCATCATTGCTTGCAGCAGTTAAGGGATTTACCACAAGTAATGATCAGTATATTACAGCGATAAAAAACCTTGACAATATCGCTGTTGATGTTAAACTGGTAAGTGATATAAAGTATAACCCAGATATTCCTTATCAGGTTGACTTTGAAACTTATTGGGGATGGCAGACAGTAGGGGTTAGTAACAGAAAATCACAACGAGATAACTTGCTTGAATTACATAAATTTGTAACTGATAATAGCGATGATTTGTTTATGCCATACGAATTAAACCGTTGGTGTGTTCGTACCAGTACAGGTCTTGAAACAGGTTATTACTATGGTTCAGTTCGTGTATTTTGCAGAAGTGCAGACAATATTCCACTGCTGTATATGTTATTCCAAGATGGAATCAATAAAGTCTATAAGTTAGTAAAGAAAGAGAAAGCGTAACATAATGAATATTGAATTAGCAACCGCCCTTATCAATCGTGGTATTGTCAACAGCAGAACTCGTATTTTAGCACGTTGTCCTGTGCCAGCATTTGGTGGTATGCCCACAGAGAAATTGTTGTTTCTTAATGTAGATAAAGTTGTTAGTGATGAAGGCACTATGAAGTTTATTTCTTCACATCGCAGCGGTCGTAAGTTTAGTGTTCCTATTGATAAGATCGACGAAATTGATGGCATGGAACCAACACGTCTTGGACTTGCGTATGATATCAAGGCAGATGGTGGCAAGAAAGGTGCAGGCAAGAAGCGTGGACGCAAGCCTAGAATAAATACATTGGAGAATATCAATGGCTAAAATCTACGAAGAAGTATTAGTTATCAAAGTAAGCAAACTTGTTGCTGACAAGAATTCAAGTAATCAAGATATCCTACGTGATGATATTGTTGAAAGTATTGAAAGTGTTGTTCAGGAATTAGTTGGCAATAATATAATTGTTGAAGTTGAAAAAGCGGAATAATAATGGCAAGTATCCCAACCGTAGTATTAAGTGCAATTAGTTTTGGACAAGTGTACCCACCATATGATGGTAGCAGTTCCACATGGAGCAGTAACAAGTTTAAAGGCAATGGATATTATGGTTATACGGATGGTCTTCACACCGTAAGTTATAAACTTTCAGCATTTGTTGGCGTAATAAAGTTTCAAGCAACGCTTGTTACTGATCCACAAGAAAGTGATTGGTTTGATGTAGTCAATACATCTGTTGGCGATGGTTCAACTCCTGTCAGTGGTACTACATTCTATAATTTTACCGGCAATTTTGTATGGTGTCGTGCTCATATTACTAATTTTTCTGGCGGCAATATAAATCAAGTTCTTTACAATACTTAAAAATTCTGTTACACTCTCTATTGTAGATATATAATAATATCTACACTTAATGGAAAGAGTCAATGACAGAAGAAATTAATCAACAATCACCACAAGATAATACATTTGGTTTACCACCAGACGCACTAGAGTTTCTGCGCAAACAACATATTCACTTTTGTTTACCAATGTATGGCGGCTTATGTAATGAAGCAACCTTTATTGCAATGATCAAGTTTGGTATTATTGCAGGCAAGATGGGACTTAACTATTCTATTGATACTATGGTAAACGAGAGTCTTATTACTCGTGGTCGTAATAACCTTGTTGCAAAGTTCTTGTTTAATCAAGCCGCAACACACTTAATGTTTATTGACGTTGACCTTGGATTTGATCCAGAAGCAATCATTCGTTTACTACTTGCCAACCAAGATGTTGTTGGTGGTGTTTATCCAATGAAGCGTATTCCAATTCGTTATGTTATCAACACTGTTCCAAATCCAGTTACGATGGGAGACCTTGTTGAAGTTTCCACGTTGGGAACTGGTTTTATGATGGTAAAGCGTCAGGTTATTGAGCAGTTAATTCAATTGCATCCAGAACTCAAGTATCGTGATAATATCGGCATTGGTGCGCAATATGAGCCACTTATGTATGGTTTGTTTGATACTATGATTGATAAGGATGACAATTATCTGAGTGAAGATTGGACATTCTGTTATCTATGGCGCATGGCTGGTGGTAAGATTTTTGCTGATACTGGTATTAAACTTGACCACACTGGTTACCATAAGTATGAAGGCAATGTTGAAGAACTTAAGAAGGTATTGACTAATCAAGTTTCAAATGGTGGTCCACATCACCTTGATCCACAATCACAACCCGCAACGACACCAGCACAGCCTACAACTACCCCACAGCCTATTAAATTAAAGTTAGGAAAGAAAAAGGATTAATTTGATGGATGATACGCTAGACATTGAATTAGTAGAATTTAAGATTACATTAGACAGTGTATGGCACAATGATCCACCAAAGTATGAGATTTTATTAAATGATAATTTAATAGATAGTGGTGTTGTTACTGAAAGAGAAGAAAGTGGTGAGGAAAAAATCATCACTTTTTCTTCTGAATTGCCCGAAGGCGATCATGTAATTAAAATTAGATTACTTGATAAACAAAATAAACATACACCCATCGATGAAAACAATAATATACTTGCTGATCAATTGTTAAACATAAAACAGGTTGAAATAGACGAGATTGAACTAGACCATTTGTTTTATGCATTAGGAACTTATCATCGGCAAGTAGATACACAAAATGGATTACCAATATATAGTGAAACACCATTGCCAGAAAATTATAAAAATTTAGGTTGGAATGGCGAGTGGCGACTAAAATTTAGTGTTCCTACCTATATTTGGTTTTTAGAAAACCTATAAATATTTGATGTTCATTAATCAGATTATCAGCGAAGCACCAAAAGTTGGTCGTGCATTTCAACACGTAGAAGACCTTGTTCTTATTGAAGGCAGTATTGGTGCTGAAAAAGCCATTAATCGTTTGTCTCAAATTGCAAGTAATCCACAAACTGTGCGTTGGAAATGGGATGGCAAGCCACAAGTATATTGGGGACGTGAGCCAGATGGCAAGTTTATTATGGTTGGTCACAATGGTTGGCTAAAACCAAATGAAAGTGGCAAAAGTCGTTCGCCAGCAGAACTTGTAAAGTTTATTATGAGCACTGGTAAAGTTGAAGCAGGTAAAGAAGATGAGCGTATGCGCTTTGCCAATGAATATGCTAGTTTATGGGCATTATTCGAAGCAGCAACACCAAAAGATTTCCGTGGTTATGTTTATGGTGATTTGTTGTTTATGCGTCGTCCACCACTAGAAAATAATGCATTTACATTCACACCAAATAATGTTACATACAGTGTACCTACATCTACTGAACTTGGTCAACGAATTTCTCGTGCAACAGCAGCAGTTGTAGGACACGCATACTTTCCGCAGTTTGGCATGGGAGATGATCAACAACAACCAATTGATGATTTTACACCATTTAATAAGTCACAAGGATTGATTGTGTTAGGCCCAAGATATGCACAGCAGCCTGTTAAGATTGATACAAAAAAATTACAAGATTTACAAAAATATGTTGCCGCCAATAAGGGGGCAATTGATAACTTCTTAAATGACGAGCGACTTGCTGCTATGAAAATGGCAGGATTTAAAGGTGTGTTATATAACTTTAACAATCAAATGGCACGAGTTGGTAGAACAAGTGATCTTGCAAGTGAGTTTTCAAATTGGTTGAGCAGTGGAAGTAAGCAGAGCGCACCAATGCAACAGAAAATTGGTGAGTGGATTAAGCAAAATCAAAAAGGTTTTATTGCTACATTTGCAGTTCTTGAAAACTTACGTAATGTAAAAAATCAAATCATTGACCAATTAGATAGCGAAGGTGGCGATATTCAACAGACTACTAAAGGTCAACGTGGCGGTGAAGGTTATGTAAACTATGGTGAACCTAACATTAAACTTGTGCCTCGTCATCGTTGGACACCAAATTAATACCAACATCGAAACCAGATAAATATTTTATCTGGATTGTATAATGACCCTAAGCCACCGCACCATATTTAATGAAGCACCAAATCCTCATATTGCATTTGCATTTGGGCGTATGAATCCGCCGCATTTTGGTCACGAAGGATTAATTAAAACGCTACAAAGCGTGGCAAAAAAAGGCAGTTGGGCGCTATTCCTTAGTAAAAGCCAAGATGCTAAAAAAAATCCACTTACCTATGATCAAAAATTAAAATGGGTAAAAACACTTTATCCACAAACACAAGGACATCTCGTTGAAGACCCATCAATCAAAACATTTCTCCAAGCAGCCGCATATCTTTATGACAAAGGCTTCCGCAGTGCCACTTTCGTGGCTGGTGAGGACGATATGGCATCAATGCGACCAGTATTGGAACAATACAACGGCAAACAAGTAGCACACGGTTTTTACCACTTTGAACCGCTATCCTTTATGGAAAGTCCACGTTTAACTTCTGCAACAAATGCTCGTGAAGCAGCCAAGAGTGGCGATCCAGAAGCATTTGAACGTGCCACACGAGTGCCACCAAATATCACAGTAGATGGCAAGACGCTTATGCAAGCAGTTCGCATTGGTATGGGACTTAGCGAAAGCGTTGAAGAAAGTATTATCCGTGAAAGCCTATCTGTAGAACAACTTGCACACATTAGCGA